TTATCAGTTCCTGAAACAACAGAATTTAATGCATTAGTTCCAATCCCGACATTTCTTTGCCCTGTGGTTTGATATTCTAATGCAGAAAACCCAAGTGCTACGTTACTAAATCCGGATGTGTTTCTTTGTAATGCTCTACCTCCAATCCCAGTATTATAATAACCGGAAGTATTAGAAATCATTGCATCTACACCAATACCAATATTTTGTTCACCCGAAACGGTTGCTGGTGCAGTATTATTTATCCATAAGTTATTACCTAACCCAGAATTATAAAACGTAGATATATTTAACGTTTGCCCTGATGTATTAACCTTCAAAGTAGATGCTATTGCACTTCCACTCACCTGCAATTTATCAACTCCGTTATCTGTGTTGGTATTGATTAGGGTTGTGCCATTAACGGCTAATCTTGTAGCAGGTGCGGTGTAACCTATACCTACATTTCCTGCTGATGTTATCCGCATCCATTCACTTGCTACTCCTATATTTCCAAAAACCAAAGGTGCAGAACTACCTGATGTTAAATCCGTTCCTGAAAGTATATAATTTATACCGCCTTGCGCTACAAAACGTAGTAAAGTTCCTGCATCTTGTATAATTTGATTAGTTCCTGATGCAGAATAAAGTTGCAGGTTTCCATTAGTAGGTGCAGTAGTTCCAATCCCCACATTACCCGATGGATTAATAGTCATAGCCACCGCAGAAGCCGAATCCACAATGGATGAATTACCAATAGTAGTACCTGCCGTGAACTTGGGCACTCTGTTAATAGTACCACTACCGCCAACACCACCGCCACCGCTACCAACCTTTACCCAAGTCCGCTTGTACTTAATATACAGAGATGAATCAGCCGGCCTTATCAGTATTTGCGAACTATCAGCACTCACCCCGGCGGCGGTATCCTTAGTAGGAATACCCAACCCATTAACGTAACGCACTTTGCTACCTGTTTGTTGCCATTGTGCGGATGCAGATAGCGAACATAAAGTAAGGGTAATTATCAACAATCTTTGTAACATAGTATAGGTTTATTGAACTAAAATAATAATTTTCTCACCTGTAAAGAATGGCACTCCGGCATCTACTTCGAGCGTACCACTTCCAATAGTCCACTTTGCCCCCGTACCCGGTGTACCCGAATAAACAATAGTTTCAAACGATGTACCGCCACGGCTACCATAGAGCATAGTCTTTCCCGCCCCACCCGGTATAACGATAGAAGTTTCCCCGCCCCCGGCAGTGTATTGTAATACCTGTGTAGTAGTTCCGCTAATAACCACCCCTGTGGGCGTTATGGTTGTGCCTGCTAAGGAATACGCCCCAGTACCTTGATAATTTACCTGATAGGTACTTACATCCTTGTTATTGCCCTGTAATGAGATTGATTGCAGCCATACTAAGCCCGATACGATAACCAAACCTCCGGCAGTACCATTATCAATCACGAACTTAAACGATACTATCTCCCTAGCAAGTTGGCTATTAAGCATAAACAGGTACGAATAATCATCCAATACCACCAACCCATCGCAGGAGATTGACCACGAAGCGACATCCGGGCGGGATTCTTTGAACCATGCGGAGGCTATTCCTGTGGTTTCCATCTCATTCACATTCACGCTGAATGTGCAATTCCTTGCACACGCAATTAACGTGTCAGTCATTGCTATTGAGTTGTAGCGGTATATGTTTAGCTTTTGGCCGGTTACGGGTGTCATCTGTTAGGTGTTAAAGTTTGCTTTGTACTAAAAGTTAAATTTGTGTTTGCAATTTGTAACGCAGTACCACTTATTGTATTGTTAACGTAATCAATGGTACATGCACCCAAAATATACTTGAATGCGTTTATTGATATTGTTCCCGATGGGTCTGTAATTGCAAAGTTATTAACTAACCCGATAAAATAATCCCCCGCCTGATTGTAAACATTGTACTGCGTAAAAGACATATTAACACGGGGCTTACTGAATATGTTGTAATACTGCGATAACAAAAGAATCGCAAGTGTGCTATAAGTAACACTACTATCCCCGTAACGAGTCCAGTTAAGTAACCCGTTATTAGATGTAGTTAGTAACGATTGAGATTGAGTACGTGAAACAATACTTGATATTACGGTATAATTTCCTAATTTAACATTTACCTCTTTTTTATAAGGTGAACTTGTGTTAACATTTTGGAAAGTGTATTTAGAATACTGCGATGTATAAGTTAACCGTGCATTGCCAAAGAATCCCTCTGTATGCGCCCCGCCTATTTGTGTACCTACTCTAAAAGTAATCTCTAATGTTCCCGATGCAGGCGCACCGCTTGAATCAATACTTATTCTTTGCGGGTTAACAATATCTCCCACTTCGTACCTATACGCCCCTGCTGATGTGGATGGATTGTATAACCATTCAGGGTCTGCCCCTGCTGCTTTCGTGTACTTGTAAAAGTTGCCACCCCCTACATCAATCTTTATTTCTATGTGCAAAAATGTAGCACCTCCCGTTCCGCCATACCCATCAAATGACAAACTAACTTTATCGTATTCATCTATCAGTACCGGAGTAGATACAAGCACCGTATTTGTAGTGCCTCCATCTAAAAACAATCCGCTAACTCCATTAGTTGTTTGAATGTTTACCGAACCACTTGTACCGATTGTTGTAGTCCAGTTATCCGGTGTACCATTCGGGGCGTTACCTGCAATGTTACTTAGCTTACTAAAATCTCCGTTAATAAGTTTGTTATAATTGTAATCAATATCCCCGCTAACCTCTACTATCGGAAATCCCTTTGATAGTATTTTCGTTTGTGAATTGTTTACAAAATAGAACGGAGTCAGCGTATCACTTTGGTATGGCTGAATTGTGTAGTTCAATGTTTTTGTATAGGCAACATCGGCCGAAGTATCTTGATCCGTTTGGAATACGCGTATCGTATTACTTGCTCTTTCATTAACGGAGGTTATCCACCACTCACCGCCCGACTGATATATTTGCGCCCCAAATGCCGTACAAATGATTTCTATAATATCATAACAGGTTAGATAAGCCTCCGACCCTGTTTGCCAGTTACATTGAGTAACGTATATCTGCCGAAGTGCGCTTGTTGCATCTGATAGCTGCGATGTGTAGTAATTAACGGCAAAGTTTACTTTGTAGCCGCCCGGATATAATAAATAGGCAAGGCAATTGTTTATTGTTTTAACAATACTTTCTGTACTTGTCAGAAGCGGTACACCGGGTAGGTAGGTAACCGATTTTAATTGCCCGATTGCATCTACACAAATAATATCAATGATTGTACTCCCTGTTGTGAATGGCAGCGAAATAGTATCCATTAATATAAAGCCATTCCACAACAAATAGGTTGTACCACTTGCATAAAATTTAACAAAGTATTTTCTATCATCCGTAGATAAGAAGTCAGGGAACGGCCCTGTAAAATTTGTGAAGTCTGCCCGTATTGTGAATGTAGTTGGTAGTATTGGTTGGAATGGGTCATCGTTAGAGGCAAGGCAATCTAATACAAACGGGTTTAATGAAGTGTTAATTGGATATGTTGCCCCTGTGTATAGTTTCTCATATATTTCAGCCGTAAACGTATGCCCAGATTTGCCTACTGCTGATAGGGTGTATTTCTTTCCGTATGCAGGTGGTACTACTGCCGGGGGTATTTCTACCGGATTGGATTCGGTACAGGTATCGCCCTCCGTAACCCGGCTATTGTAAGGCGGCGCAGTAGGTATGCCACCTACGTATATTTCAGCCGTGTAATCACGGTCAATATCCATGCAATACCCTGTATCAAAATCTAATTTTGCGGTATTGTATCCCACCACAACATCGTTACCGGAGCAATCAACGAAACTGATATAAACGAATCCATCATCCGCATCTGCAAGGTCTCCGGCTATAATGTCAATTACTACTTTTTTACAAGGCATGTTATTACGTTGTAAGTGAGCGGAATGTACCCGTTCTTTGTTGTGAAAGGAATATATCGTTACCCCTAATTATACCCTCTACCATTACCCTGCTACTATTACTCCCCCCCATCTGCGATGCGCTTGCAATAATTGATTTCATCTGGTCGGGACGTACAATATGCTCTGTGCCGTGTAGCATTACAGGGTAACCGGATTGTGGGCCGGATACGGTGCCGCCTTGTGAGAAGCCGAGAAGTTTCTTAAATCCACCTAAGAATCCTTGCCCGAACGATAATCCTCCGCCGCCCCCAAACGCCATCAAAATACCTTGAAATATAGCTGCTTGAACTGCTGCCTTTGCAATATCAATAGCAACCTGCTTAAACATATTACCCAATGCATCGCCTAAACTTGCACCGTTCTGCATAGCATTAAATAATCCGGTAAAACTATTCATTAAAGTATTTGTAAGTGCAGCCGCTTTCGATTCTCTTAATTGCTCTTCGTACTTCATTTGTTCCGAATTTCTTACGGCAAGCGCATTGTTCAACGTATTGTTAGCAGTTACTTGTAATTGTAAATTTTGTAAATCCTGTGTGCCTGTGTTACGTTGCGGGGCAAGCATTTCAGTTTGTTGCCCACCTTTCTGCCCGAAGTTTAACCTATCATTTTGAGCGTTAAATCTTTCTAACAACGGAAGAATCTCTTTGAGATTGTTCATGTAGTTTTCAAATACTCCGTTGATTTTTTCTCCTTGTGTCGCACCGCCACCTGCATCAGGTTTAGTTCGTGAACCTGCTAATGTTTTCTCTAATTTTATTGCATCTTGAATAAGATTATTAGAAGATGACATTAAGTTATTTTGTTGGTCTAATGATGTGTTTACATTTTCCACAATCATTTGTCCAGCATTCATCCCTCTAAAATAGTTTTTTGTGGCATTTAATGCAGACTCCATCCAACTACTATTTGCATCAAACATTTCACCGCTAACCATTTTAGCATTTAATTCAGCAGCCCTTGCAGAATATACATTAGCTTGTGTCCTTAACTGCATTGCCTTAATTACGGTAGCAGTATTTTTTACCATCAAATCTTCTGCTTCTGATATACTATTTGCATAGCCTATACTACTGCCTAAACTTTCATTGTATTTATCTAATGCTTCTTTTTTGCTTAATGTGCCTGCTCTTGCTGATTCAAAAGCATCTTTAACACTATATAATTTTATATTAAATTCAGTTAGAGATTTTGTTTGCTCTTGCAATGCACTTGTAGCATCTTTTGAGCCTCTTGTCCAATACGTTAACCCTACTTGGGCAAATTGTATCCCTGCCATTAAAGCAGAAAATGCCAACCCTGCTGCACCTGCCGCCGGCAATAATTGAGTTAAGTTATTTTGGATTGCCATAAATCCGAATGGTAAATCCTGAATAACCCGACTCATTCCGGTGAAGTCAGTACCGAGTTTCTTAGTTGCACCACCCGCCTTGCCGCTTGCCTTTTCAATTCCATCAAGCCCTGCAATAGTCTGTTCTAACTTTGCAAGCGCATCCTTATTATCGGCGGTTAATACTATCCGGAGTTTTTCTTCTGCCATCTTATATTGCTTGACTAAGTTTCTTCATGTTCTCTATAAATTGTTCCTGCGTTAATCTCTCTCCCCGATCCGGCTGCTCATCTGTTGACAAAGGTAAGAACTCTCCTATATCTTTTCGCTTGCCGCTTTCGGTGTTCGTGCAATAAATGATATAGGCTATCATTCGTGTACGCTGCCATTCGGCTAACTGCTTTGCTTCGTAACCTTTCCTATAAAGCAAAAATTCTCGCCATGTAGCCCTCCAAAAACCTTCGATGGTCATTCCGGCTTCAATGGCGAGAACAAGTATCTCATCCCAAGTCTTTTCCCTTAACTTTTTTTTTCTTCCACAGGCTTTTCATCCGTTGGCACATCCGGAGTCATGCACTTAATAGTGTAGTGTATAAACTCATTCAC